TCAGTTTTGAATATAAAATGTTCTTCTTCGCTATTAGCCTGTGATTGTTTCTTTAGACGTTGAATACCAGCCACTGTGGGTTCAAATTCAACATTCCATTTAGCACCCTTGAATGATACACTCTTAACTTTTTCATCAACTACGCTTTTAAGCATAAGACGATAATCATTAACAAAGTCACCAGTCTTTGTTTCAAAGTGAATAGTAGACGGAACTTCTACACCATCACGCTGAGTTCTAATAACATTTATTTTAGCATCTTTATCATAATCATCAAACCCAATGATTGTTTTGAGTTTGTTTAAGTTAGGCATACCAAATACACCGATGAAGTCGGCAATTGGATCTTTGAATATACCACTGATGATAACACTTTTGTTTTCTGCTACGGCATTGATTGCTGTTTCAGTATCCGTACCAGTAACTTTAATAAGTTCAATAGTGCCAAGACCAAGAGTATGGTCGATCAAGTCTTTTAAATAATCTTTCATGTTTTTCCTTTGTTTAAAATATTTAGGAGTTCCTATCACGTATTATAGTGGAATATATTGCGATAGTCAACACCAGTTTAACCGAATTACGAAAAGGTGAATAAGTCATCAAATGTTGAGTTAACATCTGTATTGCTTCTGATATCCCAATCTAATACACCAAGTAAGTTATCAATCTTTTCATCTACTAATGTAGATTCCATTAGCAAGTCATCAAATGGTAATTCTTTGAACCAAGTTGGCAATCTCAATTCATCAACTGGATATGCAATGCTAGTGAAACCTAATGCATTGTCTTTGAGTTTGCATACAACAATTTTCATACCGTCTACAATCTTTTGACTGTAGTTGTCACCATATACTCTGCGTAGATAATTCCAGTTAATTGCTGCTCTAGCATGACCAACACCACACTTACCAGTTTTTTCAAACTCAATGGTATGCTTAGTCAAGTTGTTAACACTCTTTGGACTACCTTTCGTCCAACTATCTTGGTCAGACAATTTGTTTTTGAATTCTTTAACCATTTCAATAACTTTGTCACGTTGCTCACCGGCAAGGACCTTAGTAAGTACATCCATTAGAAATTCTTGAATATACTTTGGAGTATCAGCACGTTTCAAGTCAAGACCCATTGCTTTGATATCACCATTCTTGCCGTTTGTGTCTTTACGCTTACCCTCTTTATCAAAGATATTGATAGCATAACGTTTCTTTGTGATAAAGATAGCACGATCACCGATCAATTCACGACCGGCTTTAATGATTTCCCCATTCTTTCTAGGAGCATGAAATGCTCGTTCCATGAATGCAGGGAATGATTCATTGGCTTGGTCAGCAATACCATCATACAATGTGATACAGTTTTCTTTATTCCACTCTAATCCTTCATCTGCTATTTGCAAATTGAGAATAGGATATGCAGTAAAGTAACAACTGTCAGTATCACCATAGACGATAGCTAGACCATCGTGTTCATAAGCACCCGTGATTGTTTCATTGATAGTACTCATCATATGTTTAACAATCTGACGACCACTTAGTGTAACACTTTGACCAATACGTTTGTCATAGAACCTACAATGTTCATTCAACAATGCACCATATGCTGAGTTCAATAAAATCTTACGAACAAGTTGACGTTTATCCCAATAGTCTCTATCTTCGTTTGTAGTAGCTTCTTTAAGTTTCTTCTGCATTACTTTTCGATCACTATACCAGCGAGTAAGTAATCCAGGAACTACGCCTTCTTTTTCATAAGTAAAGATTGTACCATTAGCAGATAACATCCATGGACGATGACTATCAAAGATAAGTTTCCATATTTCAGCAGCACTATATTCCTCACTACGACCATCTTCGTAATCTATAGTAAGCATTACTCCGCGTTCTTGATTCATAATAGTTGTATATTCTAATACACCAAACAAGTTTTCCCATAGAATAGCACCAGTAACGTCATCGTCACCTTCTTTGAAACGTTTCTTAAGACTAGCTAGTTGCTTGCCTTTGTCGTCCATGTATTTGTCAGTTAGTGTCTGACGGACTTGACCAATGATGGTTTCGCCTGCCATGTTGAGGGCACGAATAACCGAGGGATAGAGCGAGTTGATGTCAACGGCTCCGACATATTCGTGCATACCTCTTTTCGGCGTAGCAACGAAGGCACCTGCCGCTGGAGTTGTTTCTTCTGCATTTTCATTCCTTCTTTTTTTATCTGGCACTACTAAACCGCGTTCATGCGCTTCATTGAAAATTGCCATTTCAATCATAGCTACAGAACCCATTACTGTTGGCAGTAATACTGTATTCTCGTGTGCTAGCTGATTAGCTAGTTCTAAGAATTTGAGTTTGTTGTGAATCTTCACCAACAACATAGTATCTTGTCTGTTGTATTCAATAAACTTCTTAAAGTCTTTGTTATACAACTGGTCAAGTGTACCTTCATATTGAGTTTTGTTTTCTCCTACTTCCATTTCACCAATTGCATCTAACTTGTATGAATGTCGTGATTCATAGTTATATTTCTTGTAAAGTTGTAAGTAGTCCAAGTGAATACGACCAACCAAGTCATATGTTTGTTCTTCTTTACCGAACCGTTCATATGTGCGTGGTTTAGGAAGTTGACTCATTAAGCAAAACTTGCGTGTGTCATCTTTACTCATTACTCGTGTGACACGATTAACCATGTAGGGTATATCATACCCTTCACTGTTCCAGCCAGTCATTACATCACTATCTTCAATGAGTTGAAAGAAAACATCAAACATATCCTTCTCATTTGTGAAAAGCATACAATTTTCAAACTCATTAGAAATTTCTTGTGCTGTTTCTGGTGACATATGCTTAGGGGCAATGACCAATGTAACTAGTGTATCTTGCCAATATAAATATAATGAAATAGCAGTTACCGGGTTGAATGGATCACTAGTAGGACTAAATCCCTTCACAGGATCAAAGTCTACTTCAATGTCAAAGAAGCAAGTATGAAGTTTGGGAACATCTGCCTTAAGATAGTTTTCACTAAGGCAACGAAACACCACTGGTACATCACTTTCAAATAATTTCTTACCCGAATGAATGCGTTTTTCTTTTTCAAACTCTTGTCGTTTGCGGGTACTGAAACGACTTACAGGGTCACCATATATACTACGATGCTTACCCTTATGATCGGGAAAGTAGAGTACATAATTTGTGGGATATTCTTTGTATTGACGCTTTCCGTTCTGGTCCCGTTCAACTACAAAAATTCTATCGTCATCCCTAGAATGAACCGCATCCACGTAACTCAAAGTGTTTTTCCGACGGTAGATAAAATGGTATTTAATTCCTCATGATCGGCATTTGTTTGCCCAAGACTTGCTTTGTGTGCGATAGTTATTGCTTTCTTAAGAATTCCTGGCTTTACTTCCAGTTCTTCTGCAATAGCTTTAACAGTTTCACTTAGCCCCTCACGTAGAGTATCAATCTCGTGTAATACTACCATTCCTTCGTTAATCAAAGCAGTTAACTTAATCTTTTGATCTCCGGTAAACATTTTTGCTGACATATAAATCTCCTGTGAAGTAGTTAGTATACTACATCTGCGAAACAAAGTCAACTATTTTACTGAAATATTTCTGGATGTGCTTTACCAAATACTTTCATATATTTTCCGGCACTCATATCTGCTAACATTTCAATTGGGCTACCCGGATAGCTGTCACCCGGTTTAATCATATTCAATTCACCTTGACGCACATGGGTAAGTTCATGAAATACAGTACGCATAATATCAACCATATTACGATTAGCAACGTATACCCAAACGCTATTATCATTTGTACTATGACGACCAGTATGATGCCCTTCCTGCGCTTCTTCAGTATCGTAACTGAATTCAAATTTAGGTGTTGATTGCAAATTAAGTTGTTGACTAGCCCACTGAATGAATTTCTTCATTATTGGATTATCTTCCAAGAAGTCTGATTGATCACCCTCTTCATCTAGTTTACCTTTAACCCAGTTATCAGGTGATCTTTTGAATTTATGAACAAACAAGTCATGCAATGCTTTACCGGTAATACTATGTCTTCTAGCTATTTGCTGCATTAATTTGTCAATGGTAGTATAGTCATGCTTTTCTAATGACGGTAATCTTTTTGCCAATTCAATAACGGCGGATTCAATAATAATGTGTTCTGTTAGCATTATGTATTTATCAAAAAGTGCTCACTTTAACGAACTAAATGGGTAGCGATTCCTATTCGTTGGCCAGCAGCCGGCCACACGGCCCTAAGGGTGTTCTTTACCAAGAATTTTCTTTTAATTCTAGTGT